CCAATGATTTAGCAAGTTCTCCGTTTCCGTCCGGGATAACCTTGATGTTCTTGATGCCTAGGTGCTTTGCCCACGCATTCATTACGAAACTATCATTAACACTTGACACGTAAATTTCGTCAATATCATTGTTCTTGATAGTTTCATAATTTTCCTCAAAGCCTGGAAGTTGGTAAGTTGAACAGGTTGGAGTAAATGCGCCTGGCAATGAGAATACTAATACTCTCTTACCGCCAAAAAGTTCATCAGTAGTCTTACCTACAAATTCTCCACCAATTGGACAGCCGCCTTCTTCTGGTTCTTCATCGCCTACTCTACACTGAAAGGTAATAGTAGGAATCTTTATTTCTTCGATCATAATATTTTTTAGTCCTGTAGTTATGTGCTTTAAAAGTCTTTAAAGTCTCTTGCATTATAACTTATCTAACTGGCAAAGTCAAGTAATTATTTCTGAAACTGTAAAGTGTAACTACGTCCATTATGTAAGAAACTAACTGTGCTGTGACTGTATACTTCTTTTGAAGATTCATTAAAGCGTTGTTCTCTGCGACATTGTGTCTCTACTCGGCTCTTTGCTTTGGAATTATTATGTCCAATAATGCCTCCTAGTAAAGCACCAACTGCACCACCATTGTCTACATTTTTGGTAACATTATTTCCAATGACACCACCGATAATTGCACCAGTTAGTGCATCACCTGTCTTGTCACCGCCTACTACTACGTCTTGGCATACTTCTACATAGTAAGGTGTCTTTTGTATCACAGTCTTATAATGATCCTTAACAACTTCAGCGTGTGCTGTTCCTGCAAATAAGCCTACACCTATACAGATGGCGATGACGTGAAAATAAAATTCTTTAAACTGCATTTGATTGTTCCTTCTCTTGAATAAGATTAGTGCAACTTTTCTGTTGCCAGGTAAGTTGCCAACCCCGTCACCTAGTTAAACTAGGCAGCAAGAGCAAAGTTTTCGTTTGCGTCTATAGTTTTGCTTGATTTACGGTCATCGCCTACCGGTAATCTCGTTCACCCTTAACAAGTCAGTCGATCCCATTTCGCCCCCATCATAAGCACACTCAGTAAATGTGTTTATGGTGGAGGCGGCCGGTATCGAACCGGCGTCCTGCCCTTGTGACATACGATGCTGTCAACAATTACTCTTTATTTATAGCACAGGTTATGTGTTTTGGTCAACCTAAAAAATTAGGCTGCTACAGAAATTGGATTTTTTTCTTTAGCAGTAGATGTATTACCTTCTGGTCGTATAGGTTCCAACCAACTATCTGCTATGTAGGCTTTAGGTGTGTCACCAAACATATTGCTGAGTCCATCGCCTTTAATCCACCAGTAATGATCTGGTATGGGAACAACACAAGTGATACCTCTGTAATCGAACTTGCCGCCCTTTTCAAACTTACCTATATATTTTTCGACCAAGACAATCTTGCCGATATTACCCGGATTTAAACTAAAGATAATTTTTGCAAGATCGCCTTGTTCGCACTTCATATTATTTTAACCACGCAATCTTTTCTTTTGCCTTGACTCTGCGATTATATTCTTCAACTGACCCTGGATATCTCCAAGCCCATACAGCAACCGCTAACATAAATGCTCCTGACCACAGAACTGCTTTTACGTTACCAGTCGCAAAGAATGTAAAGGCAAGAGTCGATGCCATTACAATTACCATTGCGTACTTTCCTTTTGTTGGGAATACTCTTTTCTTATTCCAATTTGTTAAAAACTTACCAAACCACGGATGGTTGTATAACCACTTCTCCATCTTTGGTGAACTTTTTGCAAATGCCCAGGCTGCAATTACAAGGAATATTGAAAAAGGAATGCCTGGAGTGATAATACCAATATATGCCATACCGACACAAAAGAAGCCGATTGCCATATAAAAGTAACGTTTAATTGGATTCATACTACCATCCTTTAATTTATTGTAATAGTAGTTATCTAAAACAAAAGGACAGTTATATATTATCTGAGTTCAGCCCAACTCTGTAAATTTGCATTTAAGATATTGTTTGCTCTGTATGTAGAACCTGCCGGAACAATTGCTGTCATTGTTGCTCTCATTGCAGCAGACGCGACTGATATTACACCTTGATGACCAATTTGCACACCATCAATTAACAACTCCCATTCACAATGATTGGGCTGACCTGCACAATATATTGCAATCATAATAGGCCTTCCTGTTGTATTAGTATAAGTTGTATTCAATGTCCTGGATGCTGTTACAGTTTGCCAGGTTTGACCTTCGCCTATTGGAGTTGATGCGGCTGCTGGTGTATTATCTAAATCATTATAATCATTTGAAATTGCAACAGCACTAAGAGAAGGTGTATTATCTAAATCATTATAATCATTTGAAGTTGCAACAGCACCAAGAGAAGGTGTATTTGTAAAGTTGTTATAATCTAAAAAGTATGGACTATCAAAACCATCAAGTAAATCAGCATTTGATGCTGAAACAGCAGCACCCGACTCTGCCTGCGATGTCCAAGTAGTTCCATTCCATTTTAAAACGTGGCCTGCTACCGGTGAAACATAATCAACATCAACCAATGACGTGATACTTGTATTATTTAAATTAATTGTTCCGCTGTATGCTTCTACAAGAACAGTGCTATCGTCAGCAATAACATTACCTTGATGTGTTCCTGTTGTGTTACCTGTAACATTTCCTGTTACATCTGCTTCAACAGGTCCAACAATTTTTCCTTCAACACCATCAACTAACTTTGTCGAATCATCTGCGAACACGCTACCTTTAAGGTCTCCTGTTATACTTTCTAGAGATATTGTCTGAAAGGATAAGTTGCCTTGCCCATCTGTTGTTAATACTTGATTGACTAATCCGTCTGTTGCTGGGAACTGATAACTACCATCGCCGCCTAGATGTGTAAAGTTGCCATCTAGTTCGTCATAGGTTAGTGCTTGTCCTTTATCTCCACGTTTAATTAAACTCATTCGCTTGTTGTTCCATCGTCATCATAATGCTTACCAACATAACTTGAATATGTGTTTCCAACAATACCTGGGTTGTTTTCTACATAATCAAACACAACATATTCAAAACGTGCTGTTTGTTGTTTAGTAGGTAGACCTAAAAATGTAAATCCGTCTGCACTAAGTTGTGCTTCTGTTTCACTATACTTAGGCATTGCTATTTCCTTGTAGGACGGAATATACCTGATATACGTCCTCTATCTTGTGTCCAACCACCTTTCCAACTGTTAGTAATAGTTCCGCCGCTTGGATTGTTATTAGTTGCACTTGCTTTATCACTTTGGTTTCCGCCTACAAATGTATATACTCCTGGTCTAGGTGATGTATATATAAAGTTGACGTGACTGTAATTCCATACTACAATATCGCCTGGTTGTCCTTCTTCGATAGGTACAGGCACTCCACCCCATAAATCAGTTTTATCTCTAAAGTCATATGCTCTAGCACTTTGCATATATCTGTAACCAGTTCTTTTTAGTACCCAGTTAGCAAAACCTGCACACCAAGGTGTTTGGTCTGTTTTCCAGTACGCACTGTCTGGGAATCCTAGTTCTTTCCAAATACCAATAATGTTAGGATTACTCGTAGAAGTTTTGTCTCCTGTTTCGTCCCATTGATTGTTATTTGCTTCTTCTAGTAGTTGTCCTAAGAAACCTGGAATACCATCTGCGGCTGCTGTACTTGCAGCGGCACTTGCATCTATTAATCCTTGTTCATTTGTTCCTAGAGTATCTACTCCAGTTGCATCTGGTGTTTGCTCGTATTGTTGAGGGACCTGACCATCTTCAACACTTCCATCTTCTTGTACTCCACCTGTGTTTCCAACAGGCTCAGGACGTTCAATTGCTCTTTGTATACTGTTGTTAACTGTTGCTGCTACTTCAGGCGAAAGTATAATAGGTGGAACATAGCCTTCGTTGACCCATACATTATCACTTGCTGTGGCTGCGGCATTAGGCACCCAACTACCGTGTCCTCCGGTAGCGTCACCTAATCTATGAACCGGAATATTGTTAGCCCAAACATTTAACGAACCGCCGACTGCTGGATCACCGCAACTGGTTTTGTCGCCGATCCTAACTTGAGCAGTGTTGTTTGTAAAAACATCGGGCGAACCTGATGCGTAAGAAGTTTGGTGAAAGGGACTTGGACTTGGACTTGCGTGTCCTACGTGTACATCTTGGCCGACTCTCACCGCCCCTGGCATTAGGTTACAAGTCCTGTAGTACTTTGAATGTATTGTTTAGCCATTGTTTCCATTGTTTTAGAAACAGTGATTACATTCTTCTCGTTAAATTTCAGTTGTGCTTTTTCAGGGTCAACTGTCATCATATATGGAGCAAGTCCCATACCCTGTTGCGTGTGTGCTAACATAAGAGGTTTAGAAATTGTAATTGTATCAGATGTTTCTTCTACAAGTTTACCTACAACTTCTTCTCCGCTTGACAGTTTAATTGATACAACATCGTTTTCTTTATAAGGTGTTTCGATTAACATATATTATCCTAGTGAGTGTCCTGTTCCGTTAAATCCTGTGTCATCTACGTATTTTGTAAAAGCATCATAACCACCAATTTTCTTTCCGTTAATTACAATCTGTGGAACCGTTCTTGCACCTGGAAAGTTTTCTAATAGTTCTTCTCTTGTGTAGTCAGTACCAAGTGACTTGTATGTGTATTTAAATCCTCGAGTCTCGCAAAAATTCTTTGCCTTGTCGCAGAACGGACAGGCTGGTTTTCCATAAATCTCAATCATTGTGTGTGTCTCCATTTCTTTATTTGTTTTTCTAGTTGTTTGTCTGACAGTATGTATTTGTATTCACCAGATACAAATCGTCTAAATTTTTTTAATAGTTCTATCTTCCAATCAATTAATTTTAAAATCCAGTATCGTATACTATCAAGCATAAATTATCCTGAATAAACTGTTGAACCTTTTTTATCTACAACTCTAACTAGCATAGCACCTGCATTCTTTTTTGATAGTGCTGCTGATACTGCTTGAGCCTCAGTTGCATAAGTTCCATACGTGGTCCAACTTTCGTATGGTGAATGTCTTTTAAATTGTGCTTTGAACATAGTTCACTCCTATAGTGTAAAGCCTTTGAACGTATCTTTCTCGACGTCTTGTTTGACACCGCCTACAATATAAGACTCTACTTCTGTTTCTTGTGGAGCAACTTGCAGTCCACTACTACTTAACCAATGCTCTGTCCAAGGAAGAGGATTTTGATTAAGCGGACGATCGTAGATAGTCTTAAGTCCTAGTGCTTTTAATCTTTTGTTTGCAATCCATTCTACATATGCGTGTAACAGATTAGCATTAAGTCCAACAAGAGAACCTTGAGTAAACAAGTAGTCTGCCCAACGCTTTTCTTCTTCTACACACTGTCGCCACATCTCATAAACTTCTTCTTCGCACTCTTTTGCAATTTTAACAAAGTCTGGATCATCGTCACCTTTTGCCCAATGCTTGAGAATGTGTGTTGATAAGTTTAAGTGTGTTGCTTCATCACGTGCAATCAACGAAATAATCTTTGCTGAACCTTCCATAAGTTTAAGTTCACCAAATGCAAATGTACAAGCAAATGATACATAGAAACGCAGTCCTTCAAGAATGTTTACAGTCATCATTGCTTTATACAATTGTTTTTTAACTTCATACATATTGCCTTTTTTATGATGGAAGAAGTTATCTGCAATCTCGTTAAACTTATCGTATTCTTTTGTTACGCTTTCTGCTCTTGCAAGAATCTCTTTGTCCTCTAAGATAGTATCAAATACTTCTGAAGGATTAGGGTAAACATTTTTTACAATGTGTGTATAAGAACGACTGTGAATAGTTTCTTGGAAGTCCCAACATACAATACAACTTTCTAGTTCTGGATTAGAACAGTAAGGCAAGAATGCCAAGCAAGGACCACGTCCTTGAACACTGTCTAACAGTGTTTGATATTTCAAGTTACTTGTAAAGATATGTTTCTGTTCTTCGCGAAAATCTTGATAGTCCGCTCTATCTTTCTGTAGTGAAACTTCTTCAGGGCGCCAAAAATAACCAAGCATAGTTTGGTTAAGTTTATCATACTCTGGATAACGAAATACATCGTATCGTTGGGTGTTACCATCTTCACCAAAAAACATAAATTCTTTAGTAAAGTCCACTTTATTCTTGTTAAAAACAGTTTTGCTCAATTTTTTATTCTCTCTCTTTCTTGTCATAACCCATTAAATGTTACAGGCCTCACATTCGTCACCGTCGTCCATAACCGTTGTAGGAACTTCCATATGACTGCCGTTTGTATGCCCATTAACACCGTTAATAGTAACACCGTTTGTTTGTGTGTCAACACCATTAGTTTCCAAAACAGTATCTTCAACTTCTTCACCTTTGAAATCAAATGTATTTTGATAGTATGAAGTCTTCCAACCCATTTTGTAAGTTGTCAACATATCTTTCATCATAACACTCAATGGAACTTCGTTGTTCTCAAAGTGTTTTGGATTGTAACTCCAGTTACCACTAATTGCCTGATCAAAGAACTTCTGCATAGCAGCAACAACATTAATGTAACCTTCGTTGCTAGGCATATCCCATAACAACGTATAAAAGTTTTTCAACTGATGATACTGCGGAACAACTTGTTTAAGAGGCCCTTTCTTCGACTTCTTAACGGACAAGTAAGCTCTTGGAGGCTCAATTCCGTTTGTTGCGTTTGACACAACGGAACTGCTCTCCGATGGCATTTGTGCGGACAGTGTTGAGTGGCGTAAGCCGTACTGTTTAATGTCTTTCCTAAGATCAGCCCAATCATACTGTAGTTTCGCTTTAATAACATCATCGACATCTTTCTTATATGTGTCGATAGGTAAAATACCATCAGCGTATTTAGTACGATCAAATGCTTCACAAGCACCACGTTCTTTAGCAAGTTCATTACTTGCAACAAGTAGATAGTATTGGAATGCTTCTGAAAGTTCGTGTACTAGTTTCCACGCTGCTTTGTCTGCGTAACTTACTTTATTCTTTGCAAGATAATGTGCAAGTCCGATGTAACCTATACCTAGTGAACGTCTTGCCTTGGTACTTACTTCAGCAGCCTTAACTGGATATCCTTGATAATCAATAATCTCTTCTAATGCTCTTACAGCAAGATCACATAGGTTTTCTAATTCTTCTAAATTGTTTAGTAATCCTACATTAATAGCAGAAAGAATACATAATGCAATTTCACCTTCTTCATCATCAATGTGTTGGATAGGCTTAGTTGGCAATGTAATTTCTTGACATAGGTTGCTCATAAAGATTGGATCTTTAAATGAACTGTGTGAGTTGCAGTGATCAATATTCATAATATAGATGCGGCCTGTTTCAGCACGTTCTTTTAACAAGTCGCCAAACAGATCCATTGCTTTAATTTTCTTTTTACGAATTGAAGTTTTACGTTCTGCTGCTTCATACAGTTCTTTGAACTTATCAGTGTCGCCGCTATAAAATGATTCAGTCAACTCTGGAACTTCGTGTGGCGAGAAAAGAGTTATGTCTTCACCAGCCAATAATCGTTCATAGAACACCTTGTTGATTTGAATTGAATAATCTAGTTTACGTACTCTATTATCTTCTGTACCTTTGTTGTTTTTAAGAACAAGAATATCTTCAATTTCTAAATGCCAAATAGGGAAGTGGGTAGTTGCACTACCACCACGTACACCATTCTGTGTACAACTTCTTACTGTGCTTTCATATACTTTAAGAAATGGGACAACACCTGTATGTGCTACTTCTCCACCTCGTATTTTTGAGTTGATTGCTCTGATACGTCCAGCGTTGATTCCAATTCCTGCCCTTTGAGCAATGTAGTAACCGATCGCGCTATTACTGCTAAAGATACTAGGAAGAGTATCATCCACATCAACAAGAACACAACTGGCAAACTGACGAATAGGAGTACGCACTCCTGCCATAACAGGGGTTGGGATGTTGATCTTAAAAAGTGAGGTCGCGTCATAATATTTTTTCACGTATTGTAAACGTGTCTCCGTTGGATAGTTAGCAAATAATGTAGCAGCGATCATCATATACATATGTTGAGGCGTTTCAAAAATGTCGCCGTTGCTTCTATCTTGGCACAAATATTTATCAACCACCTGACGTAAACCAGCATAGGTAAACTCTTCGTTGCGATCGTGCTTGATCCAACTGTTAAGTTTTTTAAGTTCAGTACTGCTGTACTTGTCTTTGATCGCAGGGTCATAAACACCACGATCAATGTTAGCATCAATTACTTCAGAGAGGGGAAGGTGTTGATACTTTCCGTAAACTTTTTTATGTAAACTGTATAGTAAAAGTCTTGCTGCTGCAAATTGATAATTAGGTGCTTCTAATGATATAAGATCATTAGCACTCTTAATTAAAATATTTTGAATTTCTTCTGAAGACATACCGTCGTAAAACTGTAAATCTGCGTTCATTTCAATCTGTGATGCACTAACGCCAGAAAGGCCCTTACAAGCCTCCTCGACTACAAAATGCATTTTGTCTAAGTCTAGTTTTTCCTTTGAGCCGGAACGCTTTGTAATATAAATCTCTTTGGTCATCGCCTCTCTGTCCTATGTTTATGATGTACAGGTATTTAGTTACTCTCACTGATACTCCTATCATAATAGGAGAAGTGAAAATTTCTACAACCTGTAGTTACTCACGGTTTCAATTGTTTATATAGCATACACTAAATGTGCGTATAGAGCAAGATATTTTTTAAAAAATAATACCTTTTTAAACACCGTATTCTATGTCGTAGGAAATGTTTCCTAGTGCACCTGTCGCGATTGGATTCTTGTAGAATAGCACTACAGTATCAATGCCACTGTCGGTATCGTTATCTCTAAGTTCTGCTTTAAATTCAAAACCAGTCATAATTTTACCGCCCTGTGATGTTAAAGAAATATCTGAAAAGTCATAGTTATCAGTAAGTGATATTGTAGACATATCGTCTCCAACTACTAATCTTAGTTTACCAATCCTAGTATGACTTCCTAAACGCAGTGTATAGTTGACTGTGATATAATTATTAGATGCTGCAAAAACTGAGATTGGGCGGAAACTGTCTGTTAAGTAGATCACACCACTGTTTCTGTTTACTAATGTTGTCTTGTCACTATTAGATATTTCTACAATTGAATTTGTAGTTTCATCTGATGTTACACCTGCATTCTGTTGTCTATTACTTGTACAGTCAAGAACGATGTTGTCTTGGTACTCGCCGAATGTAACTACAGGAGTCAATGGCGAACTAGATGTATTAGTACCATTACCACAATCTGTAAATGAACAACGTTGAATTTTTGTTCCATACCCGTTTGTGCTATAAAATACTTGAGTTGCCAGTTCGTTAAACTCTGAGTCATTAACAGTCCAATTATTAGTTTGACCTGTTACACCTTCGATATACAATCCAGTATCACCTACATCAAACTTACAATTATTAAGATCAACTTTGGTTGAAAGAATTGCAGTTTGAATACATTTAATACCAATACTATTATTATCAAAAATACAATCTTTAAATTGAATATTAGTTGTCTTAATACCTTCAATAGTATTACTCCAACTTACTGCTGCTGGTTCTGCTGTCAAACTTGTAACACTGCCGCCCAGTACATATTCGCCTTTAAACTTAACTCCGATAAATTTAACATTTGCTACTCCTGTAAGATCAATTGATCCTGAAGAACGACTCACTGTTAAATTTCCAAACTCAATGTTTTTAGGTCTATTAGAACTTGTAAAATCTGCTAATAATAATCCTGTTGATGTTGAGAAGTTTGCACTTCTCGAATCAAATTTTAAAACTGATCCATTTTGTGTTTCGCCTCTAATAGTTGCATTAGAAGGAATAGTTACATTACCTAAAAATAGAAATTCTCCATTAGGTACTGTTAGAACTTTTTTATATGTTGGATCTGAATTTTTAAATAATTCTGATAGAGCATTTTCAAATGCAGTAGTGTTATCTGTAGACCCATCACCTACTGCTCCGAAGTCTGCAACACTAACTTGTATCTCATCAATTTTATCTAGAAGCGGTCGCTTTGTGCTCAGTGTAATTGAAGGATCATCTGAAGCAAACTGATAACTAGACGCTAGTTCTAAAATATTATCATTGTTTGTAAGAATCTTTGTGTTACCTACTTGAGGTGCACCTTCTTGAACACTGCCATTACCAATAAACAATTCCTGTGTATCAACTGCCCAAGCAAGTTCTGCTGAACTTAATTGAGGAACACCCGAATCACTATTCTTCTTACCACGTCTAATTTGTATTTTGCTTATTTGTACGACAGCCACTATCTGCTCCTATTTAATCTTACAAGTATTTATCAGACAAATGGAGTTTTATCAGACTGTACTATAAAGAGTTGTAATACTCTTCTACTTTATTAAGCCACATATCTTGGTATTTTGCAAAAGTGTCTTCTGTTACCTCAAATTGCTGATATTGTAGGTCTCTGCTACACATAAAAATAACGCCTGTTTTAATATCTGTGCCGTATACTTCATTATGTGCCATTGCATATGCTACAAGTTGCAAATAGTAATCTTCAACCCATTCTGCTTTCTTAGGCTTATTAGTTTGTTTGTGGTCCATAATAGCAGGCTTGCCTTTATAAACACCACATAAGTCTGTTGTACCCGAATATAGTCCTGGAAAATATAAACTTTGTTCCATAGCCCACACTTCATCTACATCTTTCAGTCCATTCTCAATTATGACAGATGCCATATCATTTGCCTTGACGTGTACTTGATTGTTACCAGGCTGTCTTTCTAATCCGCATAGGAATCTTTCAAGATTGGCGTGCATTGCTGTACCAACACCTGCAGCCTCTGTAGTAATTTGTCTTGCTTTCTCTTCACCAACACGCTTACGCCATTCTATAAGGTGAGTCATATCTTTCGTAGAACTTAAAATAGTTGTAACACTAGGAAGTTTATCTCCGTCAGGTGTAACATATACTCTTTTCTTACGTACAGGATCGTTTACCTGTTTGAGCGAATGATATTCGTATCTTTCAACGAATGGTGGTGGGGTATATTTCTCAGTCATACTGTATATAGTACTACCTTATTGACAATTTGTCAAGAGTGATTAAGCAGTTTGTTGTGCCAATTGTTGTGGTGCTGCGGCTGCGGCTGTTGCATCAACTGCTGCTTGACTATCTGTTCCATCCTGTGCAGGTTCTTCTGCATCTGGTGCACCAGGAACATTAAGTTCAACTCCTTTAGCATCAAAGTTTTTTACCAAACCTTGTATTGCAGGAGACTGATCATATACTGCTTTAAATGTTTCGTAGTCAGCAACCAAACTAGCATCGTTGCTTTTTAGAATTTTGTTAAGTGCTAACCAATTAAGTTTGCTAGGAACTTTTTTAGCAGATGCACGACCGATAAGATTTTTTAACGTAATTACGTATCTGTCAATCATCATATCTGGTGCAAATTCTCTAAATCTCATTTTAAGCCTTTTGTAATTCTGCCATCTGTTTTCTAAGGTCCATTAGTTCTTGTTCCTTGGCTTTGATAGCATCTTGCATACCTTTAATTTGTTCTTGTTTATCTGCTGCTGCTTTTGCCTGTGCTGCTTTAGCGTCGGCTGCTGCCTTCATTGGATCTGTTGGCATTTGACCTTTAGCAGGAGTTGTTGTTGGTGCTGCTGCTGGTTGTTGAGCATCCGGTTGTGTCGCAGTGGACATTGCCGGAACAATTTCTTCTAGCTCTCTATCAAAATAAAACTCGCCGAGTTTCATCTTTAACCTGCTAGTGTTTTCAGTAAGCGATTTTCAAAATCAATTGATTCACGTTTTTCACGGCCTGCTGCTTCAATGCCGCCTGCTGCTGGTTCTGCTGTTGCAAAATCATCTGCTGCTGGTTCAGCCATTGTGTCAGCGCCAGCGTCGGCTGCTGGTTCAGCCATATCAGTTTCGCCGCCTTCTGCAGGTTCTGCACCTAGCATATCACCGCCTGTTTCTTCACCTGTTAATGTGCGTGTTGCACTTGCAAGTGTATCACGTGTTGTTTTAAGTGCTTCAATAGCAGCCTGGATAGCAGGTGCTGCACTTTCAATAAAAGTTTTTGATTGTTCGTTGCCAAACTCGTCTCTAATTGAATCACCTAACTGTAGAAGTGTTTCGTTTTCCATACCGGAAAGTTCTTCAATGTAACGACCAACTTTGTCAACCATTGTTTTTGAAGTAACAATAGCACTAGCCTGTTGAACTTCACCTTCTGTAACATTGCTCATTTCTTCTTCCTTGTTGGTGTTTTCTTTTGACTCTGGGGATTCATCAAGTTCAAGACCATTAATAGCAACATCTTCACGTTCTGACAGTTCTTTGTTGATTGCATCTAACATAAACTGTGCTTTATAAAATGCATCGTTCTCGAGATTTTCGTTAAACTCTGCACTGTTTCTTGCTGTATGTATTTGAGTACGCAGTTTGTTTCTAGCGTCTTCTAATTTAGCAGCATCAAATGATGCTAAATCAATCTGTTGACCAAAAGTCTTAAGCATAGACTCATTGATCTTTTCTGCTTTAATATTAAATAGGTCTTGTGTTTTCATTGTTCTCTTCCCAGATGTTATATTATATTTATTCAAACCGTGCTAAATTTTCTGCCTGGTCTTTCAAAATTATTGCTCTTTCTTTGGCATCTTCATACCTTGTCCACAGTATTTCTGCCCTTATTTCGTCATTGCTATTTATTGCTCTATGATAGTTATTTAAGTATATCTTGCTATCAGTAAAGTATTTACTATATTTTTGATCGAGCCCAAATAATTCTTGCTGTAGTTTTACCTGCTTGTTCCAGGCTGCTAGATTAGCGAGTCTAATAGCAACAGCATTCAAACAAACAGTTCTGTACAATACTGTACCGTTTTTAACAATGTCCTTGTAAGGACCGTCCGAAACTATTAGTACATCACCTACTTTAATTCCTTGTTCTGTCCTTTCAGGTAATATGGTACCCTGATCCAGAAATTTCTTGTATGTGGATTTAACTAGTTGCTCAAAACGTTTTGAAACTTCATTCATAAAAAAAGGCCCTTAGGCCAGTATTTAAACAAACTAAAAATGATGTGCTTACATCTTGAGCATAATTGTAACAACAACTGAAAGAACTGCTGCAATTACTGTGCCCGTAGTGCCGATGATAACTTTGGTTAAACCCTTTTGTCCCTGTGTGATGTCTCTATGTATATTGTCTACTTTTGTTTCTAGGTTAGTCATACGTGTGTCTAACTGTTCGTAGCGAAGGGCGCACAGATCAACGTGTGCTTCTAGACTTTCTTTTTCTAACGATGTTGTTTGGCTTTTTGCCATCTAATATTCTCCAAAAACTCCCCTACTCCAGGGGCAATTAGTAAACTCTGAGTTGGCCTAATGCGTTTTTATAGATAGCCTTAATGTGTTTGCCTTATATGTTTATTTATCATCTTGGCGTTCAAATAGTTTGGCAATAAGTCCCCTTATGCCACCTAATTCTTCTTTAACTTCCACCATTTTGTCTGCTGCCTTTTCTACCCTATTAAACATATCCTTGATCACAAACATAACCCAAAACCACCACACGGCACACACACCACTCATCATAGCAACACCTATATATACTATGTTGTGTGCGTCAATGTGTAGACCATACAGTGACAATAGGAAACCAAACACCATAAAAAATATGGTGCTCATCATTATTGTGTTGTAATGCATTCTGTTCATATTATTATTTAATTAAAGAGAACAAATTATAATGTAGCCAGTGAAATCCAGATGTTTTGTTTTTCAGTTTTTGTATCAAATATAGCAGGTTTAATATCGTTGGTATTTGTAAGTGTGCCAATAATAGGAATACCGTTAAGATCATCTTTAAGTAATCCTAGTGGATCACCTCCTGCTTTCCAAATATCTGGCTGCTCAACTTTAAAGTTCCATAGCCAATACTTGGTTCCATCCTCTTCTGTTTCGATAGGATCAAAGTCATAGAACATATTTGCTCTCATACCTATACCCTGCAACAGACTATTGAAGTTACCCTGCTGTGCAATCTTGATAGGATCGGTTTCGTCCCTTGTGGGGTTTGTTACTGTAATGTCTACAAGTGTTTTAACTGAAAATGATTGCATATTGATAATACTTATCAGTCATAAAAAAAGGGTGCCAACGAATTGACACCCTTTAGTATAAAGTTATAAAACTCTATTAGCCAGAGATACCTGGGATAGTTGCTTCAATTGACATTGTTACGCCAGTTGAACCAATACCGTAGTTAGAACCTGCTGTCATTACGCCTGTACCTTGTACAACTACAAATGCATCGTTAGTGTTTTTGTCAAGACCAACAACTACAACTGCGTCGTTAGTTCCTGATACGTCACCAGCCTGCATATAGTCAAGTGCTGCTTGGATTTCTGCGTCTGTGATTGAAGATTTTGCAA